AGGAGGAACAACAAATGTTATCACAAATTTTATCAAACCCACAACCACATCCCAAGTACCAGATTTGTCTCATCACACCAGCGGGCAGATCCGGTACAATCTTACGTCACTTATACACATCACCACGTACAGGTGCGACATATTTCAGTCGCCATCATGCTAATAACTACACACATGAACAGGCGACAGCAGTATTACAAAATCTGCCGTATCCAGACGCGTTCATCCAGTCTGAATACGACTGTCATTACCGTGAGACAGACGAACGCGGTAACATCAAAGATTACATGTGTGCATAACAGCACATAAGTAATAAGTAACTAATTAACCATTAAACTTGCTATCCCTTATTCCTGTGAGGAGCAGGCTTTTTCCTATCGAAAATTGCAAGGTCGAACCTTGATAAGGGATTTTTCTATGCTCTTCTATAATGCCCATGAAGAGTATAGATTTTACCAACGGAAACAAAATATAAGGTTATGCCTAAACCAAAAGGCAGAGAAGGAGAATTATCGTGACAAACACAAGAATTAACGCATCCCTTAACACAGCAAAAGAAATTATCAACGCACTTATGAACTCAGAAGAAATCTTCTATGACCGCACAGAGGGTAATGAGTTATCCGGACGCTTTAGTGTCCAGATGACATTTGCAGAAGCGATCTGCTATCGTCCACAGTACACAGTGCGCAAGCTCCGTAATCTTGTTCTTAACAGACATGGTTCCCTTTCAATTCGTACCAGAATTGCACTTGCAGCAGTACTGTCTCAATGTGAATTCGACACACACGAGAATGCACTTATTCCGGTGCTGTTCACAAGTAACGAAAAACTTATTCCAGTCTACAAACAGTTCGAGAAGAACTGGGGTAAGTTCAACTTCAAAGTATCATTCATACAGGATGATGACTACGAAGATTTAGCTCCACGTTATGAAATCAACTTCATGACCGGTGAGTGGACAGACATCTATGAGGAGGTAAGATAATGAAGAAATTAAAGAAATTTTTCACAGAAGAAAGAGTTGACGAAATTTATGAAACCATGTTTGATTTAGCCATGGGACTGGGACCAGTACTCATGGTAGTAATCCCAATCCTTTACGATGCGTTTAAATAATAATAATTTAAGGTTATGCTTCAGCCTTAAAAGCACAGGAGGAAATCATATGAAAAAATCAGAAATAATCAAAGCTTTTAATGAATTCGTATCCCGTAACTTCTTCGGATACAGTGCCCATACACTGTATCAGGAACTCTGCCATTCATATCCGGCAGAAGTAGCATCCCAATGGGTGTATGTCAATATATGGCACACATTCATTGATAATGATACACCAGAAGATATTGATATTGCACGTCATGTGGCTTGCATTATCATTGGTGATCCGAACTTTGAAATCCGAGCACTTGATGCTCGTGATTACATTGATTACTGCATGGCTACTCATGAATATGAGCGCCTTGCAGTTCTTGCAAATGATGCACTTGACTTGTATCTCAAGGGCGTAATCAGTCTGCATGAATTTAAGCTAATCATTGCAGCTAATAAAAACTAATTAAATTATCTACCGGTCTATATAATTTTCCTTGACTGGCGGATTTGAAAAACGGAAACAAATTGAGAATTGATTTTTCTGGACGGGATACCCCCATGTACAGGGAAATAAAAAGGAGAATAAACTATGAAGAAAAAATTATTCACAGCAATTATCACACTTGCAACAATTACACTTACATCTTATCAACCAGTTCCGGCAAGCGAAACAGAAAAAATTTTTACTGATGGATCCGAAATCACATCAATTGAAACTACGGAAACCGGTGCACTCTATACATTTACAGACGGAACCGGATACTATCATGAAGAAAATGAAATTCCGGAACTTTCAAATGTAAATGGTCTGTATCCACTTACCGGAATTGTTACAGAAATCGAATACGATGTAGAGCCGGAAGTGGATCTTGTAACAATCACCTGCCCCAACGGAAATATGTTCTCATGGTATGCAGATGCCGGAGATTATGAAATCAATGACCTTGCGTCCTGTATCATGGATTCCAAGGGAACTAAATATGTAACTGATGACGAAGTGTTGCTGGCCCATTACGCAGGTGGATTAAAACACTTCGAACAGTATACAGTAAAGTAATTTAATTAAACAGAAGGGAAATAAATCATGACAAGAGAAGAATATAACAAGAGGGCAGCAGCTAGAAAAAAGAAATCAATCATCATTAAAAGCAGCTTAGGTTTAGCTGCTTTTTTCATGTTTGCCGGAATTATTGGCAAAGTAGATCAAGACACATATGCCGGGATCCATTCTGTCAAGGGAACTGTTTCTGCATCAGGAAACTATATCCTTGATGAGAATGGAAAAGCATATGATGTATCCGGATTCCAGAGCGGATCCGAAGTAACAGTGAAATTAGATAAACAGGGAAATATCCTGTCTGTTGTAAGTAAATAAGTGAGGTGATTATATGTATTCAATGGAAACTTATCTTGATGATGATAGACTTCCGGTTATTGAGAAAACAAAAATATGCGAAGAGAAAGTAACACTCAATAATCCGGAACTAATATTTAATTTCTTAAATAAATATCTTCGGCTAGGGAACCGGACTGAGGAATATGTGTACCTAATATGTTTTGACACAAAATCACATCCATTAGGTTTATTTGAAATTAGCCATGGGACTGTGAATTCGGCAGTATTATCCCCAAGGGAAATATATATGAAAGCTCTATTATGTGGTGCTGCCAATATAGTTATGGTCCATAACCATCCTAGTGGCGATGTCTCTCCATCTCAAGTAGACATGAACGCTATGGAAAGAATTAAATCCGTAGGAGAATTGTTATCACTTCCCTTAATGGATTTTATTATATGCGGAGATATCAGCTACTTTTCCGCTAAAAAGCAATCAATTCTTTAGAAATGAGGTGAATCATATGGAACGCAACTACAAACTCCGAATTTACTACAAGTCCGGCTTCCAGAAGGGAAACTTAAAAAGAGAAGAGTTCTTCTCAACCAAAGAATCCATGCAGCAGAGATACAGAGAATTATTTAAACCAAAAGAATATGCTCTGAATCCCACAGCATGGGAAAGAATAAATGGAGAATGGCTGAGAATGTTTATTACATCGGCCGCATAAGAAGGGAGAATAATCATGATACCAAAACAAAAGAAATTAGATGCACTTAATGCCGACATCAGAGGAATGGTGAAAGCAATCAAAGACTTCAAGGCAAAGAGAAAGGCTGCCATTGAAGCAAATGATTATGAGACAGCAGAGCAGATGTGGAGCAATGAAAAAGCGATGGCTAAAAATCTGGCAGAGGCAAATTACCAGAAGATTAAGCTTTATTACTCCAAGGCAGATGCTATCTATGAAGATAAGATCATTGCAATCTGCAGCATGCCTGGACTTATTGGCATGAAGGAAGCAAATCTCATTGAGTGTTGTGCAAATATCAATGGGAGAAAGCTCTACGCAATTTAATTAAACAGAAATGAGGTGTATACAATGACAAAAGGAAACGGAAGCATTGGTTCCATTACAACTATGGGAAATCTTCCTTTATATGGATGTGTAAACCCATGTAGAAAAATTAATACAACATACAAATCTCGAATTAATTGGAAGATGGAAATTAGAACCTTAATGAGAGATTTTAGTTTTCCAAAAGATATAATAGAATCTGTTATTCGGACAACGGAAATCGAATGTCCACATGAAAATGCAGACATGAAGTACGATCATGCTTGGAGAAAATTCTGGACATTGATCGGTTAAAAAAAACTAAATAAAAATTAAATTAAACAAAAGAAAGAGGTAGAAAACAATGTTAAATTATAACGAAATTGAAAGAGCACTTACAAACGGAGCAACAGAAAGCAAAGTAATTACTAAACTTTTCAAAGACCAGACGGCATACGATACAGTGATGAATAACTGCCAGAGAATCGGAGGCAAAAGATTCTGCTGTATTCCATTGGAGCTTCTGGAAATTGATGAAGATTACCAAAGAGTATATTGTATTAACATGGAGAAAGTATACTCTCTGGTACGCAAATGGGACTTCAATAAATGCGAACCAATTCTGGTATCTCCACATCCAGAAACAGCAACATTCGCAGTAATTGATGGATCTCATAGAATGCTGGCAGCAGGCATTCGGGAAGAGAAATATGTTATTGCGGTACTTACAGAAGGATTACCTGTGGATCCTATGGAAAGGAAAATGAAAGAAGCCGCATTATTTTCCGAACAGGGAGATGATGTTGATAAATTATCGCTTGCTCAGAAACACAGAGCAAATGTCACTATGGGTGTCAAAAAATATTGCGTTCTTGACAATTGCCTTAAAGGAAGAAAATTACTTTTAAGTGTGCATGAACTGAAGAATCTTCCAAAAGAGAAACGAGATGCATTAAAAGCAGCTGATTACAAAGTCCTCACAGGATATGCAGCAGCAAGAGATGCAGCAGCTCTTACTAATGGTGAAGAGACTCTCAATAATATCTTCGATATTATCGAAAAAGCTGGATGGCATACAGAGCCAAATGGATATGCAGCAAATGTTATTCGCCCAGTAAAAAGTGTTTTGAACATGCATGATAATGATCCACGAGTTGTTAATGCAATTATTGGAATATTTGAGCCAATCAAACCGAACACATTTTTCGCTGATGCACTTTCGAAATATCATGGCAGAAGACCAGCGGAATACCTCACAATGCATCTGGAAAAAGAAGTTGCTAAGAAATTAGGGATTCAACCTTTATATACCGGCGGTGATTTAAGAAAAGTTACTTCTGTAATCAATAGTCAGCGCTATTACGGAGCAACTGGAACAGAAAACAAATAAAACAAATTAAATTATACAGAATATAGCACTTGCATTTTAGTATCGTAAGTGCTATACTCTGCTCAAAGACAAACGGATGTTCGATATCATAATTCAGCTTCGGCATATGCGGCGTGAAATTTAGAGCCGCTCTCCTTCTAAATCGTAGCTGAATTATGCTATTGAGCATAAGAATAGGAGAGAAAGCAAATGAATAAAGCAGAAGCAAAAGCAAAAGCAGTAGTAACAATTCCAATGAAGGGAAGATACTTTCTTCATAAAAACGGAAGTATTATTCCGGTCACAGACATCATCAATGCCATTTATTTAATGACAGGAAATGAAAAGATCAACGAATGGGATCCGGATATTGAAGCATATATTCGTACATTCTTTGGGAACATTGTAAGAGAAATGTCTCCGACAGAAATCACAGTACCAAATTTCTTGAAACATCACGAAAAAGTGAAAGCAATCAGATTGTATTATCACATGCACAATACAGAGTCTCAGAAATGTACATTGGTAGAAGCCAGAGATTATGTGGAACAGTTGAAAACAAAAATGAAAGAGAGAGGTGAACTGTAATGACAAAGATTAAAGAAGCAGTAGATAATCATAAAAATTACGAAAAATTCCATATGAAAACAATCGTTGCCCACAATGGAGTGCTGGTTGACATTGTAGTTTCTGCCTCATACGAAGAAACAAAATTCGATAAAATCATGGCAGACTGTAAGCGCCAGGAAAAAGAACGTAAGCGTGAACGACGTAGAGAAAAAATTAAATTAATCAATCTGTTTACAGGAAAAAGAGAAAAGAGGGAAATCGCATGATAACAAGTAATAAAATGCCGGAGCTGGCAGCTACAGATATTGTAAAGTTAAGAAATGGAAAAATTGGGATTGTGTTAGGAAATAAGAATTCTAATAACCATCTTGCCATTTATACTAACAATACTACATGTGTATCTTGTGAAGAATATTTAAGTAATTATGAGTCAAACAGACATAATAATGATCGCAACATTGACATTATCAAAGTATGGAAATCAAATTTTGAAAGGCAATGTGCTTTAATTGATGAATTCTATACAAAAAACAATGCTCCAACATACATGGATCCTGATTGGGAAGAACCAACTACAATGACTGTAAAAGAAATTGAAAAAATTATCGGTCACCCGTTCACGGTCATTGAGGAAGAGGTGGGTGAAGATGAATGAAACACTGTCATTCGCAGGATGGAGACCAGGCAATCCGGATCAAATCATCCCGTGGAAAGAGAAATTCGATGAAGAATATAGCGACGGAGGCCAGTTAACATTACTGTCAAAAGAAATCTATCAGGCAGAAGCAGATGAAGATATGCCGGCTTTCGAATATCGCTATATTATTAAAGCAATGGATCTGCAGGCGTTTGGATCAGATCAGAAGACAATTTGTTTCCGCTTATATATGTGTCCATTACCACAGTATTGGAAGTCAGAAGTATTAAAGGATCTTTCGGAAGATAGCAGCGCAGATTGGTTCTTCGAAGACGCGGTAAATTCAGATGTCCTTCCATATATAGGAGAAGAGTATTTGAATTATACAGATAATGATATCCTACCAGATAAAAATGGTAATAAACGGTACGATTACTTTTATCACATCACTGATTGGGCCAAAGCAAATGAATTATTCAACATTATTGCAACAGTTCTGTATCCGATGGACAGGACACGCGGTCACGGTCTTGACCATGTATGGAACCAGCTGGGAAACACCGGTTGGGATTTACTTGAATACGTCCTCAATGGGAAAGATTGGGTAAATACAGCATTATCAAGGCATCGAAACAAGTATAATTAACTTTACATCAATATAAAAATATGATATATTTAAAACAAGTTAAATTAACTGCGCGTAAGGAGAAGTAATATAATGAAAACAAAAGCAGTCCGCAGCCAGAGAATCGCATGGCTGTTGAGGAAAGAGGGATTTAAAATTCTTGGCATCACGCCAAATAGAAGACGTCCAAATCTGGATGTTTATATATTTGAAGCAACACCGGAGTTATGTGCTTCATTGGATACACACATCCAAAATAAAGACAACAGAAGAGACAACTAATGAAAGCAAATCGGAGGAAAAATCATGAGCGAAAAAGAATTTGACCGAGGGAAATGTTTTACCTTCTTTGCTTCGTATAGGAAACAGGGCGAAAGAATAAAAGAAATTCTTGGGCCGGAGAAAGCTCTGGAATATTATGAGGCGGTCATAGACTATGGACTGTACGCCAAACCGATAGATAATAATCTCCTATTATATGTAGGAGATACCTTACTTGAAACGATCGACTCATCTCAAGAGAAGCGGTCACGAGCATTCGGTGAGAACATGACCGTCACTTTATCCATCTTGGAATTGAAGCGTGATCATCCAGAATATTCTCAGAATCAGATTGCGCAAGAGCTGAAGACGAGCAAAGGCAAAGTCAATAAAGTACTTACAAAATACAGAGATGGCGGGTATGCAGATTTTGTTGACTTTAACTTGCTCATAAATGAAATTGAATATGATCCTACGGGGCAGGTGATATGGCCATCTGGTTCCGGTACTGGTACTAATTATAATACTAATAATAATTATAATAATAATAATAATAGTACCGACCGGTACCGTGACCACCAGCGTGACCGCTTGGATGGTCTGGTAGCCGGATCGCTCGTAGAGGTCGCTGGCGCTCCAGATGTCGTCGCTTCCGCTCCTAACTCCGCTGACGCTGCGCGCTTACGCTTGCCGGATGATCTGCCGGAAGATATTCGCAATATAAAATTCGAAGCGAGAATAGATGACAAATCTATGTTAGAGGTTATGGATCGTGATTATCGTGATTATTTAGATGATGGTTGGGAGACTCATGAGGATATTAGAGATAAACTTATCGAGAAGTTTACTACCGGATTCTATTGTGGTGATAATGATAAGGTTACTGCTTATGCAGAGTTCTTGATGAAACATTATACAAAGCGAAATTAAGGAGGAGAATATGAAAGTATATTTATTATGCAGTCTTAATGATAAAGATTACATGGATCCTGAATTTGAATTCTTTAAATATTTTGAAGATGCACATCGATGCATCAAAGAAACAATTGCAGAGAGTACTATGAACAATGATATATCTGATAAGGAAGTTGAATATATAATTCCTTTAGGCAATTGTATAACAAGAGTAGAATACACATTTTATGATTATGATGATAATGAACACTTCATAGTGTTTGAAGTATTCGAAATCGAAATATCTGATGGAGACTGTTTATGCATGTTTCATCATGCTTACAACGGAGTTAATTTTCATATTGAAAAGATTGGGACTCTTGAAGAATGTCAGAATCAGATGCTAGATGCAACAGCTAAGATTGCTAATGATTATGACATTGATATAACAGATGTTGATCTGTTTGATGTAAATGAATATGATTCATGCATAGACACTGGAGATGAATGGAAAATGCATAATGTTATTCAGTTTAATGAAAGCGAAATTAAATGAAGATAATATCACATGAAAATAAGGAGGTAGTAATATGAGTGCAACAGTACCTATGTCTGTATGGAATAATGTACGGAAATATTTCAAAGAATCTCTGGATGACAGATATGATCTTCAGGATGTAATCCGTTATAAAAATCCAATGGATTCATACCTGTATATGGTAATTGCAAAACATAAGAATTATCCAGCAATTAAGGCATCTATAGGATGTGGACCATGGGTTGTGTGGACTACTTGGAACGAATCCACACAGTCACTGAATGGTGGTCACTATGATATCAAAACATATGAAGATGCTTTGTCAATCTGTGAAGAAAGAAGAAAATAAGAGAGTGAGGGATAAGAAATGTCAGCATTAAATAATTATAATGAAGTAAAACAGAAACTTGATGAAGTGAGGATGATTACGGGAGACTTGGAATTTAATACTGCCGTCACATTCTTAATGC